TTTCTGTATGGTTTTCCATTAATCCATTTAGAACCTAAGAAATAAGCTTCATTTACACCAGGGGCTGAGTAAAACTCGGACTCGATGGTCATACCAAATGTATCAGACATAATCTTAGCAAATCGATCAAAGTCGATCTTAAAGGAGCTATCGATTACGGTATCGTCTGATGATACAATAATGTAAAATGAATCTAACGAATATTTGATACCATTTTCTTTACAATATCTATACATTACTATAGACAGCATAAAATAATTACAAAGTGAACCGATCCTAGAGGTATAGCCAGAACCAGAGGTAATTCCTATTACTTTTAAGGACATTTCCATTTCGGGATGAAATACAGGCATGCATAAAAAGTAACAGTAACTTACTGTAAAAAGTTTTGCTTCGTAAATACTTAATGATAGTACATCTAGGAGTAAATAAAATAACGAAACAAGTACGGTTAGTGGGACAGAATGATCAAATGACTTGTAGTCAATGCAAAGCGTATGACGGCTACTACAGGATTTTACTTGAAGTGAAATCTCAGGTTGAGTAAGACCGTGTATTGCTCTACATTTTGGGTTTGACTCCATAGCACATTTAATTTTCATGTTGAAGTATGTCTCCACAACAACAAAAACGTATCCAACTGCGAATACTAGGCGACACTTCAATCCAGAATCTGTTATCTGATTTCGCAAAAATGCTGCAGTAAATGGTGAAACATCAGGGTTTTCCATTACCTCTTTTTGTAAATCAAAAGTACCATTTAATATTCTTAAAATAATAATATAGATTTCGGCCCTATATTGTCTTTTTTGAATCCATGGTTTGACCAATCCGATACTTGCCGAAAAGTTGATTTGAGACATGACCTCATCAGCAACAGGCGTATATTGTGTAATTTTCCCACCAAAAATATCATAATATACACGCACGAGACCTAGTGTTAGTAAGTCTTGGTTAATAGTACATTTACCTGATGTACTCATGACACCTTTTGCTTTTACAATATTACTAAGAAAGATACTTTTAGTATTTGCTATTTGGCCATGTACTCTATTTAGAAATCCAACGTCGTAATGCTTAGATCGTTTCAAAAACTTTTCAATCTGTGTCAACCTTTGAAAAGGGTAATATCTTTTAAAATAATCTCTAACCTGTTTTACGCTCTGGAGATCAAGGTATTTTGACACAGTAGGTCGATAATTAGGGAGTTTCCTAAGTATGAAAGCATTAATTGATGCCAATTTATATTTTTGAGCCCCCATTCGAGAGAATGGTACTACTTGAGTTGAAACCTGAGAAGAACATCGAAACTGCCCTTTATAGTTTAACCCCGGTTTTAAAAGGATACTTCTTTTTAATAAATATATAACCATAGCATAATTAGTGTACGCAGTTTACAGAGCCTGAACGAATTTACAAGGTGCCACCTAATTTATAGCATAAAATAAAATTTTTT